ATATGTCGACGAAGCGGCAATTATACCTAATACTGTTGCTGAGCAGTTTTTCGCTTCTGTTTATCCTACTATCTCTGCAGGTGAAACTACAAAAATTCTTTTGAGTTCAACTCCGCTTGGATACAATCACTTCTGGAAATTCTGGAATGATGCCGAAAACAAGCGTAATGGTTTTGTAAACCTGTTTATTCCATATTGGGAAATTCCAGGTCGTGATAAAAAATGGGCTGATGAACAGCGTGGTATTCTTGGCGATCTTAAGTTTAACCAAGAGGTTCTGTGTAAGTTTCTTGGTTCTGCCCTTACCCTTATCAACTCCGATGTTATTGGTAATATGTCTCCAAATTATCCTATCTATACAAAAGATGGTTTGGATGTATACGAAGAGCCAGTTTATGAAATTGAATTGGATGAATATGACGACTTTGGAAAACCAAAGTTGAAACCTCCACATTCCTATGTTCTTATCGCCGATGTGGGCGCTGGATTGGACGGAGATTATTCAGCCTTTTCTGTTATTGATATTACAACTGCACCATACAAACAGGTGGCCAAGTTCAGAAAGAACGATGTTTCACCCCTACTATATCCAAATTTTATATACAAAGTTGCCAAAGAATACAATAATGCCTACATTTTAATAGAGATAAATATAAGTGATCAAGTAGCTAATATTCTACATAATGAGTTAGAGTATGAAAACCTTCTTTTTGTGAATAGAAATACACAGGGTCAAACGATTTCTGGTGGATTTGGTGGTGGTCGTACCCAGTTGGGTGTTACAACCGATAGGAAGGTTAAAAGAATTGGTTGTATGAACTTTAAGAGTTTGGTGGAGGAACAGAAACTTCTGATTCCAGATGCCGATACGATTTCGGAAATTACGACTTTTATTGAATCCAAAGGTTCTTATGCAGCAGATGATGGGTACAATGATGACCTTGTTATGACTTTGGTTCTATTTGGTTGGCTAACTACCCAGCCATATTTTAAAGATTTAAATGATATCAATCTGAGGGATTTGATTTACAGATCCCGAATAAAAGCGATTGAAAATGAATTAACTCCATTTGGATTTATAGCAGACGGACAAGGTTCTGAGGAAAGACCTCTTTTGAACTTTTGAAAAGCGAAAAAAGCTAAATAATTTCGTGAATGCTTACTTTCAATGGCACAAACAAAATAACATGTACATGTAACAAGGAGAATTACAATGCCTTTTCAACTTAGTCCAGGTGTTGCAGTCGTAGAGAAAGACTTTTCATCAATCATTCCAGCAGTAAGTTCTTCTACTGGAGCGTTTGCTGGATCTTTCGCTTGGGGTCCAGTTCTTAGTCCAATCACTGTTTCTACAGAGAGACAATTGGTTGCTCAGTTCGGTCAACCTAACGATTCCAACTTCCAATCTTTCTTTTCAGCAGCTAACTTTTTAGCATATTCTAACAATCTCTTGTTGGTTCGTGCCGATTCACAGAATGCTAAAAATGCTGTCGCTGTTCAATCTGGTGGCGTTTCTGCCATCACTATCGCCACTGCTGGTAGCGGTTATAGTTCTACTGGTTCTGCACCAGCAGTAACAATTTCTGCTCCTGATGAAACTGGTGGTATTCAAGCTACTGCAACTTCTACTCTTTCTGGCGGTTCTATTACTGCTATCGCATTAACAACTGGCGGTGGTGGTTATACTGGCACTCCAACAGTTACTGTTACTCCAGCTGCTGGTGATACAGGATCTGGTGCTGTTATTGCTGCAACTGTTGTTGGTGGTGCTATCACTGGCTTTACAGTTACTCAAGGTGGTTCAGGATATAAAGCTGCTCCAACTATTACTATCACTGGTACTGGTTCAGGTGCTGCTGCTGGCGCAGTTACTTTAAGCGCATCTACTGTTACTGGTATTACAATTACTCGTGCTGGTACTGGTTATGCTGCTGCTCCAACTGTTGTTATCGCTGCTCCACAATCTGGAACTGCTGCAACTGCAACTGCAACAGTAACAACTGCTGGCGTAAAAATCAATAATGGTTCTGACTATCAACAATATTACAGCTCTGGTGCTGGTGTTGTTGGTGAGTTTGCTGCTAAGTATCCAGGTGCTATGGGTAACGGTATTATCGTTTCCTACGCTGATGCTTCTACTTATGCAGCTTGGGTGTATAAGTCACAATTTAATTCAGCTCCAGGAACTTCACCTTTCGCTACTAGCGTTGGTGGTTCTAACGATGAGATGCATATTGTTGTTATCGACGGATCTGGTGTTTGGACAGGTACTCCAGGAACTATCCTTGAGAAATTTGGATATGTTTCTAAAGCATCTGATGCTGCGAACACAAACGGAACTAACAATCACTACAAGAATGTATTAAATTCTCAGTCACAATATGTTTGGTGGATGGATTATCCTCAAGCAGTTGGTAACAACTGGGGTACTGCTGCTCGTGGTGTTACTTTCACTGCAGCTACTGCAACTTCATTAACCCTTTCTGGTGGCGTTGATGATTACAATTTAACTGATTCTTATCAAGCTGCAGGTTATGCATTATTCTCTAATGCAGAGTTGTATGATATCAGCTTAATCATTACTGGTTCAATGTCTGCTACTAATGCAAATACTGTTCTTGGTATTGCTGATGGTCGTAAAGACTGTGTTGCTTTTGTTTCTCCACAAGATATTTCTTCTGGTCAACCAATTATCGGTAACACTTCTACTCAGACTCAATCTATTATTGCTTACCGTAATGCCATCAACTATGCTGGTTCTTATGGTGTAATGGATTCTGGTTACAAATATCAATACGATCGTTATAACGACAAGTATCGTTATGTTGCATTAAATGCTGACATCGCTGGTTTGTGCGCTCGTACTGATTACACTAATGACCCATGGTGGAGTCCAGGTGGTTTGAATCGTGGTCAAGTTAAGAATGTTGTTCGTCTTGCTTATAACCCTGATTCTGCAAACCGTGATGCTCTTTACCAAGCGAATGTAAACCCAGTTGTTGCATTCCCAGGACAAGGTGTTGTTCTTTACGGCGATAAGACTTTACAAACTAAGCCAAGCGCATTCGATCGTATCAATGTTCGTCGCTTGTTTATTGTTCTTGAGAAAGCAATTTCAACTGCTGCTAAGTTCCAGTTGTTCGAATTTAACGATTCGTTCACTCAGGCTCAGTTTACTAATATGGTTCAACCATTCCTCCGTGATGTTCAAGGTCGTCGTGGTATTACTGACTTCCAAGTTGTATGTAATGCAAACAACAATACACCACAAGTAGTTGATGCCAACCAGTTTGTTGCCGATATCTATATCAAACCAGCTCGTTCTATTAACTTTATCCAACTTAATTTCATCGCTAGCAGCACTTCTGCTAACTTCTCTGAAATCGGTGGATAATCAGCTAAATAGATAACAAAGGAGATAACAAATGGCAAATATTGCTGACTTTAAAGCCCAACTGATTGGTGGCGGTGCTCGTCCTAATCAGTTTATGGTAAATTTACAATTCCCTGGATATGTAGCTCTTGGTGCGATTGCTGGTTTACAGGGTCAATTCCTGTGTAAAGCAACTTCACTACCAGCATCAACATTAGAAAACATCGCGATGCAATATCGTGGTCGTGCTATTAACATTGCTGGTGAGCGTACATTCGAACAGTGGACTGTAACAATCTATAACGACACTACTTTCAACATCCGTAATGCTTTTGAAGTTTGGTCTGATGGTGTTCAAAACAATGGCACTACATTAGGTCGTACAAACCCAAGAGATTACCAAGTTGATATGACTGTTAATCAGTTAGATCGTAGCGGTGCTTTCGTTAAGACTTATCATTTCGTTGATGCTTATCCAATTAACATCAGTGCAATTGCATTAGATTACGAAACAACAAACCAAATTGAAACTTTTGATGTGACTTTCCAATACAACTACTGGACTTCGGACACTACAACAGGCTCTACTCCTTTCGGAATTAATGCCTCTGTAACTACACCAGTAGGTACATTCCCAATCTAATTCCGCAAGGGATTAGATTTTTTACTTGAGGTTATATAATGGCTGAATTATTCGGTTTTGAGATTAAGCGTAAAAAGGAGAGAGAATTACCTTCAGTGGTAATTCCTACTCCTGATGATGGTTCTACGGTAACCACATCAGTCAACGCTGGGGCATACTATTCCCTAGTTGTTGATATGGAAGGAATTGTTAAAAACGAGAACGACCTAATCCGTCGTTATCGTGAAGTTGCACAATATGCCGATTGCGATACTGCGATTGATGATATTGTGAACGAGGCAATTGTAGTTGAAGAAGATGTAGAAGCTGTTAAAATTGTTGCGGATGATATTCCACTCTCAGAGGGAATCAAAAAGAAAATCCGTGAAGAGTTTGAAAATGTAATGCATCTGCTTAAATTTCCTGATAAGGGACATGACCTTTTCAGACAATGGTATATTGATGGAAGATTATACTTCCACATTCTTATTGACGAGAAAGATCCGAAGGCTGGTATTCAAGAATTAAGACCTATCGATCCAAGAAAAATTCGTCGCATTAAGAATATTAGAAAAGATAAAGATGGTAAAGGTGTTGAAGTTGTAGTTGGTATTGATGAATACTATATCTACAATGACAAAGGAATTACAGAACAAACTACACAGGGTATCCGTTTAACTGTTGACTCTGTGTTATACTGTGGTTCTGGTATGGTTGATGCTAATACTGGAATGATGTTATCTTATTTGCATAAAGCAATTAAGCCAGTTAATCAACTAAAGATGATCGAAGATGCAGTTGTTATCTATCGTATCTCTCGTGCACCAGAACGCAGAATATTTTATGTTGATGTGGGTAATCTGCCAAAAATTAAAGCAGAACAGTATGTTAATGATTTAATGAATCGTTATCGTAATAAAGTTGTTTACGATGCTAACACTGGCGAAGTCCGTGACGATCGTAAATTCCTTTCAATGCTTGAAGATTTTTGGATGCCTCGTCGCGAAGGTGGTAAAGGTACAGAAATTACTACACTTCCAGGTGGTCAAAACCTTGGTGAAATCCAAGATATCCAATACTTCCAAGAAAAATTATATCAGGCATTAAATGTGCCTACTAGCAGACTTAAATCTGGCGATGGTTTCCAGTTAGGTCGTGCTTCTGAAATTAGTCGTGATGAATTGAAGTTTACAAAGTTTATTGCCAGATTGCGTAAGCGTTTTACTGCTCTGTTCAATGATGCTTTGAAGATTCAATTAATTGCCAAAGGTATTATTCGTGAAGACGAGTGGGCAGATATTAAAAAGAATATCCGCTACGACTTTATGAAAGATAATGATTTTGCAGAGTTGAAAGATGCTGAGATTCTTGCCAATAGAATCCAAGCTCTACAACAAATTGAGCCATATATTGGTAAGTTTTATTCTACATCGTGGGTTAAGAAAAATGTTCTTCGTTTATCAGAAGATCAAATCGAAGATATGGATAAACAAATCAAGAAAGATGGTGATTATCAAATGAGCAATGCTCAACTGCAAGGTCAAATGGCTGGTGTACAACAAGTCGCCACTAATCAGGAATTAGATAAAGCTGGATATTTAGATAACGGCGATGAACAAGGAGAAGGTAAATGAGTACTCGCGATTTAATTAATGCTATTGAAGCAGGTGATGCAACTGGTATTGAGAATGCATTTAACCAAGCAATGGCTACTAAGGTTTCTGAGAAACTAGAAGATATGCGTTCTGATGTTGCGCAGAATATGTTCGCTTCTGAAGAAGTTGTTGAAGAAGGAACAGAACCTAAAAAGAAAAAGCCAAAGTGGCTTGAAGATGCTGAAAAGAATGCCGAAGAAAGAGAAGGCAAACTTTCAGAAAAGAATTGGATTGCTGGTGCGATTAAGCATCCAGGAGCAGAAACTGCAGCTGCAAAAAGAGCTGGAGAATCTACTCATGATTACGAAGAAAAACATAAACACGATTCTGGCACTGCAGGAAAGCGTGCTCGTCTTGGTTTAACATTGGCTAAAATCAATAAGAAAAAGTAATGGCAAAAAGTTTTTCGGAATTACGCAAACAAGTTCTGCAGAATACAGGACTTGTTGCATCTTTCTCAGTATATGACTACTCTGTAGGAATTACTGAGAATTTTGACATTGTTATTAATGGTAAAAATATTGACGATTCAGCAAGCACATTGGAAGAGGCAATTTCCCACGCTAAATCATATATTGAAAATATTAAATTAGTAGAGAATATTGACACTACAATACCAGAAGAAAAAGTCGCACAATATATTAGACAATATCACGATATCGATAAAATTACTGATACCCTTATAGAATCATATATTGAACTTGCCTCTTCCAATGTTTTTACTGTTGATCCAGTTGTAACTGCTATTAAAGAATCTAAGTCTTCAGAGTTCGCTGGTAAATTGCAATACGAATTAAGCGATGGCTCGGTCGTTGCAATTGATGAATCTACACAAGAATCGCTAAATATATTATTGGAAAACCACACTGATGTTGTTGAATTCATGCGCGAAAGCAAAAACAACTTCATGAGAATAATAAAAGAACTCGAGGAATAACATGGCTGTTTTATTTACAACTGTTAAGAACACAAACCAAGAAACAATTATCCATTTCGATACAGTGGCAGCTGAATCTGGCACTATCGCTTTGAACACTCTTGGAGCTTCTAGTCAAGCATTGACATCTGGTGGAACACCTACTGTTAATATCGTTAAGTTTTTTTCAACTGGTGAACTTGGATCTGGTTTACGAATTGTTCGTAATGGAAAAAACATTATTGCTTGTGCTCCAGAAAATGCTCCATTTTTAGATCTTAACTCAAACGGATTTGCCGATACAACTAACAACACTTATGACATCGTTGTTACAAATGATGTTGCGCATCCAGTTACAGGTTATCTAGTTCTTCGTAAAGTTGCTGGTTGGGATACTAAAGTTGAATACGCTACTTATGGCGCTTACGATGATGAAACTAAGGTTGGTCCAGATTCTAACTCTGGTGCTCCAACTGGTACTAACTCAAACAATGCATTAGGAGCATTTAGATAATGAAACTAATTAGAGAAGATTTTAACGACACTAAATTGATCGTTGAAGAAAAAGTTGGTAAGGGTAAACAATACTTCATCGAGGGAGTTTTCCTTCAGTCTGAACTTGTAAACCGTAATAACCGCATGTACAAAGAAGATATTATGGATCGCGAAGTCGGTCGTTATCTTAAAGAGTGCGTGGAAAATAATCGTGCCTATGGCGAACTTGGTCATCCAGAAAACCCATCTATCAACTTAGATCGTGTTTCTCACTTGATCGTAGGTCTCCGTAAAGAAGGCACTAATTGGATTGGAAAAGCAAAGATTTTAGAGACTCCTATGGGAATGATCGCTCGTGGTCTTCTTGATGGTGGAGCAAATCTTGGCGTTTCAAGCAGAGCAATGGGATCACTAAGAGAAAACTCTGAAGGTGTTCAAGTTGTTCAGGATGACTTTATGTTGTCTACAGCTGCGGATATCGTAGCTGACCCATCTGCCCCTGATGCATTCGTAAGAGGTATCATGGAAGGCAAGGAGTGGGTTTTTGTTGATGGAAAGTTTGTGGAAAAACATATTGAGGAAACTAAACGAGCTATTAAAAAGGTTTCTTCTAAGCAACTAGCGGAAATGCAAGTTAAGGCATTCCAAAATTTCTTGAGTAAAATCAGGTAAATTATAAATAATTACATAGAACTTATCCAGTTACAGGAGATAACAAGATGTCAATCGAACAAAAAATCGCTGCTATCCTTGCTGAATCAAAAAGCAAGAAGGTAGTATCAGAAGAAGTTAAAGAAATGGGCAGTCAAGGTGGTCCTAACAATAAGGTTAGAGAGCATGAGTCTGGCCACGAAGAGAGCCACCTAAAAGGTTTCACTGATGGTGTAACTAAGATTGAAGACGGTACTGAAGAAGAAACCAATTTCAGAAACTCTGAACAAGAGCAAAATGAAGGCGAAGAAGGTACTCAAGATCACTCTGGCGACAACCAAGTAAACAAACATGCTGAGCGTGGTGATCAAAAGCCAATTCGTAATAAAAACACAGTTCGTGTTGAAGACGAAGAAGAAGCTGGTCATGACGATGAGAAACAATCTATTCACAAAGCAATCAATATTCCTATGAAGGAAGATATTGATGCTATGTTAGCTGGCGCTGAACTTACTGAAGAGTTCAAGACAAAAGCTGCTACAATTTTCGAAGCTGCTGTATTAGCTCGTGTTAAAGCTGCTACTGCTGTTATCGAAGAGTCTTATGCTGAGCAATTAGCAGAAGAAGTCGAAAGTATCAAAGAGGGTCTTGTTGAAAAAGTTGATGGATATCTCGGCTATATTGTCGAGCAGTGGGTGCAAGAGAATGAGTTAGCCCTTGAGTCTGGTATGAAGTCTGAAATCATGGAGAGCTTCATTGAAGGTATGAAGTCTGTATTTGCTGAACACTATATCGAAGTTCCAGAAGAGAAGTTTGATGTATTGGCAGATTTACAAGAACAATTATCTGAAGTGGCAGCTAAACTTGATGAACAATTAGAAGCAAATGTTGGGTTGACTAAAGTTGTTAATGAACAGAAGCGTGTTACAGCTATCGCTGAAGCTGCTGATGGATTAACTGATACTGAAGTTGAAAAATTCGCTGCTCTTGCTGAAGAGTTGAGCTACGAAGATTTAGATACATACGCTACAAAATTACAGACTATCCGTGAAAATTATTTTGGTAAATCAAAAGCAGCTGTTTCCACTGTGAAATCTGCTGTTACTGATACACCTGTTGAGCAACTAACTGAGGAAGCACCAATCGATCCTTCTGTTAAGAAGTATCTTTCTGTCCTCGACAAATTTAAACAATAAAAAGGAAATAAAAATGTCTAATCAAGACCGCTCAGCCCTATTGAAAAAATGGGCACCAATCCTTGAACATAGCGCAATGCCTGCTATCAAGGACAACTATCGTAAAGAAGTTACTGCTGTTCTTTTGGAAAACCAAGAACGCGAAGGCGCAAAGCAAGCAGAAGCATTGTTCGAAACTATCGCTGCTAACAATGGCGGAACTGGTGTCGCATTAGGCGGATCTGGTTCTTCTACTGGTACTGTTGCTGGTTACGATCCAGTGTTGATCAGCTTGGTTCGCCGTGCTGCTCCACAAATGATCGCTTATGATGTTTGCGGTGTACAACCAATGACTCAACCAACTGGCTTGAT